TTAAGCGTACCTTCCTTTGACTGTGGACGATAACCCCAGCTGCTGTTTACAGCCGAAGCTGCACCATCAGCATGGAAGATTGCATCCTTCAAGAAGACAGACCACATCAATGGATGTAGAATGAAATCTGTTGGAACATGGTTTTCGGCCATCAAAACAGCTGACATATCGACAATGTCATCCCAGGTGATTGTATTATTAAATGCACCTGTGATTCCACGGCCAGTTGTGTCATCGTAGCTATCGCTAGCATTATCAAACACTACTGTTGCAGCGTCCTTGAATCGGCTTAATGCAATCTGCTCCTTAAGACGTGCCATAGCACGACCTGCGGCGCGAACATGCATTCCTACGATATCCCAAAGTGAGTCAGCAATAACTTCTTCTGTGAAAGCCAGCTTGACACCCTTCTTGGACACTTTGCCCTCGACTTGCTTAGCAAATGCGAGTGCCTGCTCTGGGTATTCTTGTCCTTCTGGTATCTCAGCAGCTTGAATTGCGTTTACCGCTGGGAATTCCAAAGAACGACCCTTACCGAGGCGTACTGTTGAAAGGAGCGGAGTCACCAAAAGCTGTGGTTCGGCTGCCTCTTTCAGAGTGCGCGAAATGACCTTGGGGAATAGCGCTGCGGCATCGGATGATGCGAAGGCTTCCTTGATTGTCACTCTGCTCTCTGAGTCGATGTAACCATCCTCAGCAAATGCGGCTTCCCAAGCTGGGAGACCCGAGAGGAGTTCTTGTATTGTCTTACTCATCTTAGGATCTATCCTCCTGTTGTTGTTTTCTCTTCGTTTAGAGCGTCAGGTTGACACGGAATGCGCCAACGACGTTCGTAACATCCAAATTGGAACGGATGCCCAACTTGTTCTTGTAGGTGCCTTCACGTGTAATTTCATATACCGTCTTCAAAGCACCTGGATCTGACGGTAGCTGCATGTAGGAAAGTAGACCGTCATCGAAGTTTGTTGCAAACTTTTCGACTTCAATTACTTTACCAACTTGCAACCATGGATAATCGCCAGCATCAGCAGCCGAAAGTCTTCTTGGGCGACCCATAAAGTCTGGGGCGATCAAGTCACCAGCGGCAACATCTGCGTTGACGTTTGTAACCATGGGATACTCTACATAACCATGGGTGATAAAGCCAGCACCTTGCGATGTGCCCTTATCAAATGGTCTGTAAAGATCGTATTGTGCACAACCCACTGGGACCGAACGGGCAGCAACTGCCTGTGTGTCGCCAGAGGGCGAAGCGACTGGTGTTGCACCAGCCAATGGATCCCAACCAGAAATAGTGTCGCCCCATGTTACTGGGGATCCGCTACCGTTAGCTGGAACAAAACGCGAATCGCCATTGCCATCTGTTACAACCGAAAGGATTGCGCCTTTTGGAATAACGACTTCAAAGCGATCATCTTCTGAATCTTTGTACCAGGTTGGAAGTGCAACTGATGGAAGAATGTAGGCCGAAGGTGCAATACCCTCTGAGACCACAAAACGACCTGCGCCAGTCTTAGTTCCTACCTTACGAAACTTTGCTAAGCTCATGTTTTTATCTCCTTGTTGTTATTAGAGTTTTTTACGACCCATTAAAGCATCGACGAGAAGATCTTCCAGCATTGATTCTGCTGTATTTTCTTCTTTTTCTTCATCTATTGCGGCTTCTTGATCGATTGTCAATACATTTTGTTCTTGGTTAGATACTACTTCACTTTCAACTGTAATGTCAACAAATTCTTTTGTTTTTGCTGGATTAACAATTGGCAGTTTTGCCATATCTCTTAATGAATCGGCGAGTGATGTAGCTGTTCTCTTCATGTGATCTTCGATGAGAGCATCTCTGTCTTCTGCTGATTCAATCCCAAGAGCAATTTTTGTATCGACAACCCTTTCAACAAGCGTGCGATGAAGTGCTTCTTTGAGTTTTTTATTTTCTTCTTCAAGAGACTGAATTTTATTTTGAGTCTCATCGGCATTTTGCTCAGCAGTTTCTTTATTGTCACTGAGTTCTGCTTTTGGCTCTTCAGCCTCTTTTGCTTCTTCGGTATCTGTTGAAGAAGCCTCTTCTGGTTTTTCAGCGTCTACAGATTCAACAGCTTTTTCAGCTTGTTCTTCTGTCTTTTCTGAATCATCAGATGAGATCTTTTCCGGATTTTCTACCGCAGCTGCGGATTCGGCATTTGCGGGTTCTTCTGGCGTCTGTTCCACTTCTGGAGTTGATTCAGCCGAAGATGCCTTTAAATCTTGTGTTAAACATTCAACAACTTCTAATACATTTTCGTCTTTAACTTCTGTATTCATGCTAGAGATCTCCTCGCGACTGCTATCTACATTATTCTTAGCAAATAGTAATGTATTATCTTTCTGCCTATCAGTTTCGCTTTCTTGCAATGCCATTGCCGTTAAGAATGCTCCCTTAAGATGCAGATATAGGGGTCTTGATTCCTTTTTTTTAAGACCATTAAAAATTGATTCGTTTTCTTCAACTGAAATTATATCCTCTTCGTCCATATGTAAAATAAAGGCTGAGGTTTTGGCTGTCCAATTGTCGGAGTCAGCGGTATCTACTGAACCATCTATTTTTTTAGAAGATCTTACTCCCGACCTTTGGTCTGCTGGTTGATTTACGAAAGAATACTCTTTGAAAGAGATATCCTGCATGTCTATAAAAGCTAACTTACCTTTATAAACCTTGCCTCTCTTATACTTCGGAAATTTTGGTCTACCAGTGTCATCTTCTTGAGCCAAATCATCCCCAGATATAGAGCAGACAGCCTTACCGGCTCTTCCGCCAACAGACCCCGTCAGATATCTTTTATCTAAAATCTTTTGTGCAGAAACCGGATCCGTAACTGCTATTTGTAGTCTTACAAAATTAGCTCCATCTACTTCTTTATCCATCCTAGCTGCCATAACCCTGCCAATTGGTTCACCGTTTAGATCGTGATTTAAAATAATTGGCTTTGGATAAGGCTCTACCCAAGATTGTAAAGCTTTTTCTAGCTCTTGAGCTGAATAGTTATTATAATTTGCCGTAAGACCGCTCGTGTATGGCAGCCACTTCAATGATTAAACCGCGCTTATCATTAAAGGACTCAGAAAAGCTTGTTTGTATTTTTGAAAAATCTGGTAGTTCAAGAGTAAAGTTCTCTATGAAATCAAAGGCCATTTTTATCTCCAAATATAACTATTCGTTATTTATAGTAAATGAAGTATTTATAAGATTAAACAATATTATACAAATATATCATACTTTCTACGACATCTCTAAATAACTAGAATGTCTTGGGTCACCGTGCTGTAGAAAGTGCTCTAACATTGCTTTATGCATAATATGAGGAGCATAAAGGTAGGACGCAGAAAATAACCTTAGTCCAGCGTGTGCAGCATTGGCGCACCATCCAAGGTCTTCGCCCTGGCTGTGTACGTCATAATTAATTGTTTGATATGTTTTTTTTGACATCATTTTAGCTGCCATAATAATATCAGATTGAAAATATTCTCCTAGGGGATATTTTTCTTTTCTGTATCCTTGACCACCAGGTTTATCTGACCAATTCATGACACTCGGATACATGGTATCGCTTGGAGTCATAAACATCAGTGGGCTTACTGCGTCTGCACCGTCTTGAATATGGCTAACTAAATAATTAATAGTATTTGAATTTGTGATAAGAACATCTGAATCAAGACTAAAAAAATAATCTGGATTAATTTGTCTAACTTTTTCAAGTAATTTGTTTCTTAAAAAAACCATATTTAAATACTTTGACATACTCCATACTCTTGAGTTTTCCCCGTGCTCAAAATGGGATATCTCATTTCTCATTTCAATTTCAAAGATTTCAATGTTTGGTCTGGCGTTTTTATATCTTGTTAGCTTTGATATTGTGGCTTCATCATCTGGAGAAACTTCAAATACAAAACCAATTTTAGATAAATCTAATTCTTGATTTTCGATACAAGAAATCCAATAAGGAAATATCCAATCTCTTTTATAGATAGGACAACCTATTACAACTTTAGTCATTGTTAATTTGTAATTATTCGGCTACTACTGCTACCGGCTGATCTTCTTTGTTATCTTTTTGCTTTTTCTTTGAAGAAGGCTTTTCTTCAACTGTTTGAGTTTCTGTTGTTTTTTGCTCGGGCTGCTGATCCTGAACAGATTCATCTGAGGTAGTTATTATTTCCACAATAGCGTCGATAACATCGACAAGAGACTCAAGCGCCAAGCGCGTTTGACCATTGCGAACTGCTGTTCTAAATTTTTCTAGAATATCTTGTCCTTCTACATTGTTAACATCAGACATTTTTATCATCCTTTTCCATATCTGTTCCTACTACATTATACTCGTTTTCAAGAAGACTTTCAATTACTGTCAAAAATTTATTATCATGCCTTTTAATATTTGGTGATGATAAACGACCATTTTGATTTTGTGGTCTTGACTTATTTCCCGTACCCTTTCGGGCGTTTGGTAAATTTCTTTGACCAGTTGTTGCTGATTTTTGTCCGTCGGAATTTTTTGGCTCTGGAGCATTTTGGGCAGAAAGCTCTGCTTGAGCACCTGCTATGTTTATTTGCGTTTTAGCTTGCAGTCCGCTATACAACTCTTCGGCGTCTACGTCTGGACTCATACCTAATGCCAATCTAACCTCACTTAATGTTATGGTATTGTTGACAAATTTTTGAATAATGTGATTTTCTTTTTTAACCTGGGTATCAACATCTATTTCTTTAAATTTAAAGAAGCACCTGTCTGATTCCCCAGCGGTAGATGGATTTGTGGTCGGATCATATCCACCTTCAAATAAAAGTTCATTAAATACATTTATTCTTATCATTTCGGCAAACAGTTTTTGTGTTTGTTTTATCTTGTCGTACAGTGCAGTATCTAATCTCTCAGTTACAGATCTATTGCCACCATTCATTGTCATGCCCAGATGATGGGGTGCAACCCCAAGACCAACTGCGACTCTTTCTTTAAAGTGATCTAGATATTTAGAGGCATCGAGTGCAGTGTTTTCTGATCCGATTATTTCTATGTCATGTCTAAACGGTAGAATTAATCCACCTTCTGCTCTAAGATTTTCTATCTCCAGGGCAGCTTGGTCAATTTCTTGGGGCTCAGCTGGTTGTTCTGCTGTACCAATTTTATACTTATATAGTGGGAATAATTCTCTATGAACAAGATTTTGTATGTCTTCTTCAATCTGCCTAAGGGCAATAACATCATCAAGCACGTTGCTAATATACGGAGTACCAAACGCTCTTCCAGGTTTTCTATCTAAATGTAAATGTATTACTCTGTCCGCTGACCAAACTGGATCCCTATCTGTTGGGGCATAGGTAAGCGGATCTGTGGCTTGCTGGTAGGCTTTTGGTCTATTGTGTCTATCTCTTAAGATCCTAACCTGTTCAGTTGGTATAAGATAATATCCGGCTATTGGATACTCGGAATTGATCGGCGTCAATTTGCTTGGAAAATAGGGAGCTATGTCACCCCTGCCTTTAACTATAAAGGCATTTCCAAATTTAAAGAGTTGATCAGAAACCTCAATCAAGAAATCTAGAAATGGTCTTTTCATAGCCATTTCCATATAGTCTATTCTTTGCAGCAGGTAAGATGTTGCTTCTGTATTTTCCGAAACTATTTCCCAACCCTCTTTCCAGAAGAGTTCTTTATGTTTCGATATGGCCTGCTTAACATATGAATCTGTATCAACGGCTTGAAGAATCCTATCAAAGTCATATGCGGGCGGCTCAAAAGAAGCTCTCTTAGTAAAGAAATAAGATGTACCCTGAAAACCAAGAGCTAGTGCAGCCACCCTCATTGTTTTTGACAATGGCCCTATATCTTCTGGTTTTAAAGTTTTTTCTTTTACTTCTATTTGTTCACCCACACCAGAAAAGGGTAAATAGTCTTTAAGTGCCATATTACATCCTTGTTACAGATATGGTAGTAATAGTAAGGCCACTTTTGCCAAGGCTATAATTTATAGGTTTCTGACATTCCTGCAGCTTCGAAAGTCTTTTTAATAATAAGATTCTTTACTGCTTCTAGCCAAAAAATAGTTTCTGCCTCAGAAAAGTCGCTTTTATAAGCTAGATTTTTTTCTGAAATTTTAATCTCTACTATAAACTCACTTTTTTGATCTGTTGTTTTTTGATCTAACGTTTCGCTCATTTTACTGTCCTCTCATTTTGTTTAGAATGTTGGTTAACTGTTTAATTGTAGCTTCTTTGACAACAAGCTCTGTAGTCAGTTGAGCTATTTTTTCCTGAAAAGCTGAAATAACCAAATTCATATCTAATCCAGAATCTGGCACAGCTGTTTTTGGTTCATTCTCAGATTGCATAACTTTAGTTACCTCTTGTTGGTTCATTTTAATATTTTTAATTATATTTGGTTGAGATTCAATATCTGACTCAGATTTTATCTCTGGGGTTTCGTATTCTTCTTCCTGAGATTGACTTTGCCAATTCGGTTTTTGATTGATTCTTGACATCTTCCAATTATACCATTTCTTTTTCTTCATTTATTGATTATAGCACAAGTTATCCCCATTTACACTGAATAACTTTTTTATTCAAAAAATCTAGTCCGGCATACTGACCATATTCTTGCAGAGATCTTTCTGAGCCTAGTTCATTTGGCCCTACAACTGCATTTGAAAAAATTCTATTTAATTCTTGTTTAGACTCCTGCTCTAAAATATTCCATTCTTTTGGAAAATCTTTCCAAACGTGTCGTCTTCCATTTTCTTGGATTGTTTTATTATGATCATAATATAAATGCCACATATAAGATTGATCTGGAAGCAATAAGTCAAAACCGTGAGTATAGGCTCTTGCAGCTATTAGTATTTCTTCTCCCCAAAAAGCTATTTTTTCATTTGGAATAATATTTGCATATTCGCCTACAGTAAAAATAAATCCACCTGATACAGAAGCTGTGTAAAAACAGTTTGGATTAATATCAACCGCTAGCTGAGATGGTACGTATGTTGTTTCAAATTTATTTTTATTCTCTAAAAAAGAAATTGCATTTACGTTTTTTAAGCTTCCAAATTCTTCTACTAAAAAAGAATTATAATAGTATCCAGGAGGATAGCAACTAACTAATGGTTTTTTAAAACCATTACCTTTATATGTAAGTATAAGTTCAATTAATCTTATATCCCAATCTTTTTCAAACCTCATATGAGCATCTATTTGAAGATAATAGTCTTCTTCATCGTAGAAGTTATTTGCTATTTTTCTAGCTTTTTGTAGACCTATATTTTTTGGAGCAATGTCATCAAATAGAGAGATTCTTGACCAGTGTAGATTTTGCTGTGGAATGTAAATATAGTTTTTATCTAAAGTTATATTACAGATACCAAAGTTAATTTGGTTTTGCTGACTAGCATTTTGTATTGCGCTTAGAATAGTTTTAGGTAATTCAAAATCACAATATGAAGGTATTTGCACAAATATAGATGACATTTACCATTTATTTAGTGGACAAGTAGCGGTTTTGAGTTTTGTTTTTGCAGCCATAAAGCAGCCGCACTTTTTACATTGTTTTGTGGCATTTATCAACTCAGGACATTCTAGGCAAATATCAAATCTACTTTTTGCAGTATCTTCATCTATGTAGTTATCTTTATTTAGGAGTTGAAGTGGATTAGATTGAGCAAGCTGCTCTTTGTATTTTTGCCAAGGTGACTTTTCCATATATTATTCTGTAAAATTTTCATTGGAGTATTTCCAACCACTTTTGACAACGTTTTTTAGTTCTTCAGGCAGCACTATGACTTTTGGATTAGAGGAAAGTGCCGCAACATGCGCAGGCATGTTCGTTTTGTGCATCGGCATTACGACTGCCACTTCGCCATCAATAACAAATGCAAAAAATTCCCAATCTTGGGGATAATCTGTTGGTGATTTAATTTCCATATTTTTCCTATCTATATATTATATCAGATTTATTGATTTTGTTGGTTGCGTTTAGCATAATCTTCATTTACGTATTTATTTATAAAAGATGCCCCAACCTGAGTTGCCTTAACATTACCAAAGGTAATATCTGCGTCCATGTCGTGTCCATACTCATTCATAAATCGCTCACGGAGAAAATCTGTCATCTTTGTTCCAATACCCTTTCTTTGATGCTGTGGATTTACTATAAGAATAAAGGGCTTTTGATACCCCTCGTCATCTACGTAGTTACCGTGTGCACACAAAAGCTCTCCTTCTTCAGACCTATATAGCGTCCATCGAACATTAACGGGATTTATGTGCCCAAAATGATCCGGTGATCTCATGCTTATTGTTGTTTCGCTAAATCCGGGATTTCCTAGTCCAAACCTTTCTACAAGATTATTCCAATAATTTGGATTGGCGTCTTCTATAACATTTGGCTCTATATTTTCCCAAACCCACACTTTATTTTCTTGATTTAACCAAGAGGTTTCAAAATTTTTCATTGTTGCCTATATCTTTCTGTAATAATTCGTTGATATCATTGAAGGCACACCCAGCCGTCTTTGAACGTCAACTCGCAAGTTCCGCAGCACGGCCCGATAGTTGAGCACTCTGGACAACCAGGTGCAGCTGTAGTTGTAGTTTCACCACCACCACCGCCACCGCCACCGCCACCACCAGGTGCAGCTGTAGTTGTAGTTTCACCACCACCGCCACCGCCACCACCAGGTGCTGGACATCCTGCCTGCTTACATGGTTTGTTGGTGCAGCCTGTTTTTGTATAAACATAAACTGTACAGTCATCAGTGTCAACGTACTGATGACTGTAGATATAGCCATTTGCGGTTGGATTATCACATGTATGATCGCAGTTAACTGGAGCGACTGTTGTGGTTGTAGTTGGGCAGTCACAACGAACAAATAGGTCGTAGTTTGTACATCCTGGTTTGGTGTACAACTGCCAAATTGAGCTACATCCGGCTGCACAGTTAGCTCCGCCGTAATTGTTTGCTCTTGAAACTTCACCACCAGAAGCTGTCCAACCATTTCCTGGAGGATTACCGCATGGAGGAGCTGTTGTAGTAGTAGTGGTTGGAGCAATGTAATGATAAACATACAATGTGGCGTTGTAACCACATAATACGGACGTTCCCGCAGCAGGATCTTGGGCTTGCACAGTTTGATTATTTTGAGCGGTCGCACCTGCTGTTACATCAACAGTAGTCTCCCAGTTTATACCTGCGGCAACAATCGCATTGGATGCTGCAGTATCTGATAGTCCAACAACGTTAGGCATTACGCATGAGGGTGCGCTTGTTGTAGTGGTAGTGGTTGGAGGGGCAGCAGTAGTGGCTAATGGGCAGAATTGATCTGTGCAGCCAGTCTTAAAATAGCGCTGCTGTCCACCAGAAACTTCTGCAGCTGTCCAACCGTTTGCGGTTGGATTATTGCATGAGAATGTGCAGTTAACTGGAGGAACTGTTGTAGTCGTTGAGGTAGTCGTTGAGGTAGTTGTTGAGGTAGTTGTAGTTCCACCACCACCACCACATGCTGCAATTTCTGCAGCTGTGCAGTATTCATAGCCACACTGATTAAAAATATCTCCAGATTTTTGGTAGGTTACAGTTCCAGTATCTGGATCTGTATAAGTTGCCAGCCATCCAGTTGTATCGCAGCATCCTCCCCAATCGCAATCATCAGGAGCAGGAGTTGTAGTGGTTGGGCCGTCCTCATCCGTTGCTTCACACGAGCATATCTTATATTTTCTGATGTCACCAGAGTCACCATACATGTAGGCAAACAGTGTTCCCACATTACTTCCTGAAAAATCAAGTGGATCATAATAAAAAGAAATTGCCCATGGAGTTCCGTTTTTTTCATTCTCAACAGTGTGTGGTCGCCAATAATATATTCCCTTAGATTCTTGATCTGAAGTACTTGCTGGATTTCTAATTTCAATATTTTGAGCAAGTATTTCTCCATTTCCAATTAAGATACCAGCTCCGAGCTATTTCACCTTTTCCATCGTCATTGCCAACAGAAAGAAGTCTCATCGCTCCAGCAGCGCCGTTTCCTGCAATTATTTGGTCATTTTGAATTAACCAACCACCAATGCTGCCACCAGTTGCGTCAATGTGCCCTTTAACTACAAGAGATCCGGTAGAAGCACTTGTTCCGGTCCAAACAAAAGAGTTACCAAGAGAAAAATCTGCTTGCCCATATTGATTCTGCCCAACATAAAAACCAGTATTAGTATCATTGTGCAAACCACTACCATAATACAACTTATTCCCAGTAATTGTTAATCCACCAATAAATCCATCTTCATAAATACTATTTCCAAACTCGTCTACTGCGTTGCTAGCGGCGGAATTTGCTATCTCTTCTGCATCATCTTCGTTTATTGCCAAACTGCCATCTTGTAATCTGAGGCTTCCTATAATTGTTAAAAGTGACCCATCCCAATATAGTTTTTCGCCTAAGGAAAACTGAGAATCGCTATCAACATAAAACGGTGTATCTGAATTTTTATAATTTCCAGCTCCTAAGTAAATTTTTCCATTACTTCCAATTTCTGTGTTACCCTTTAGGTCTACGCTATTTGTTGTTAGACTATTGGCGTAAGCGTCTCCCTCTTTTGTGACTCTGAATGTTCCTTGCTCAAAAACTCCAGCACCCAGCCACATATTACCCTCTATATCAACGTGAAATGAACCAGAGTCAAATCCGCCGATATCAATAGAGCCAACTATTGTTGCATCGTAGAAGTACGCTCGTCCCTGACCATTTATCAACCATCCGGCTGTTGCATTTGCGTAGCTTCCATTGCCGACAGAGGTTCCATCAAAGTTTGAGGATTTAATTATTGATGTTGCGCCAGCCATTGTGATGGTGTGGGCGCCTATGGTTCCTGCTGTTATTTTACTTGCGGTAAGATCCCTAATGTGAGCTGACTCAATTAATGTAGTTGCAGTGGAAGCAACTATTGGAGTCCACGACGAAACGTTACCGCTTGTATCTACGCTTCTAACTCTACCAAAATAAAGTTTTTCGGTAGTTTGCTCTGTTGAAGAGCCAGTATTTTGATCTATTGTAATTTGGCTCGTTGAGTTCTGTGGAACGTCTAGGGCAATAACGTTTGCTGCAGAAAAGCCGAGATATTAAAGGCTGTGCGTTAGGTAGAACCACATACTGTGAACCAAGTTGACCAATACTTTCTGGTAAATAAACCTCATAAAGATATCCACTTAAATCTGGATCATTAGAAGGATTGAAGCTAATCATAATTGATTTATAGTTTCCAACTATGACAAAATCCCCCAATTCTTGAGGTTGTGTTACATCAGTAGGAACAACAAATCTTATTGCCGATGCTGGATCTAATATGGTATTTACATCTGCATCTTTTGGTTTAACCGTAAGAAGATATTGTTTACCTGGTTTTAGATTTTGTATGGTTTTTTTTATTTTTGCCATTATCTAATCCCACCTAATGAAGTAAAAACTAATGTTTCGTTAATTTTTTGTTCGCCTAAAGTTATATACATGTTTTTCAAAAAAGAAATTTTTAGTATGTGAACTAATTTTCCCGTAGAAAGAATATTTTTGTCTTCTAAGACTTCAATCTCAAGATTGTAATCTTTATACTCTAATTTCGTTGTATTATATATTACAGCCTCTTGTTCCTTTAGCGAAAAACAATCTATTTCCGTCCAATCAACAGCAACCTTTTCAATATCAGTTGCTTTTTCTTGTTTCGATACAATTCTAATTTTTATTTTCCCATTTGCCGGACCAGTCATTGCGTGTATCTTAAGATTAGGTCCACTAAAGCTTGCAAAAGCCTTTGCTGTGGGTTTTTGCGATACAGATTCCCTCCAGTCAACTCCATCATTTAAAAATGCCAAAGTATAGTGACCT